GCTTCTACTGTGTCGTCATTAATAATGCGAAACTCATTACCAAAAATTTTGATTCGAGTTCCAGAATATGCCCTAGTTATAACGAAGTCTCCTTCTTTACACCAAGGACCTGTTGGGAAACGAGCCTCATCTTTATAAGCTGTGTCTCCTAATTTCATCACAAATAAAACAACTGTTGAATGTTCTTCAATATCCTTTGCTTTATCTGATTTAAGTATCCCACCTTTATATGTGTCTTCTACTTGAGGAACTGCACATAATATGCGGTAGCCTTTAACATCAGGTAATTGAGCAGGTTTACTTTCTTCAACATCTGTTTGTGGTGGATTTATTGGTGCACCTGATGCCGATACTATTTCTTTATTTGGGGTTTGTATTTCACTCATCGTCTTCCTCCATATTTCTCATCATAGAAGCAATAAGACCTTGAGCTATTTGAAAGCCTCTGATAACACCACATGCGTGCATGTATTGTGCGTACTCTTCAGCTCTACCTTGTGCCATATCGTCTTTCATGCGTTGCTCTTCCTCGCCTAATTGACTAGCGAGAACTTTTAACGTTTCATCCATTTCTCTCTCCTGTTTTTAAGTTTGCGTATTATTACGTTCCTTCTGTTGTTTTACGGCTTCAGCACCTAACTTAGTGCCTTCCATAAATTCTTTTGCATCCAACTCTTTTTGTTGGTTGACTGCGTCAGCACCAATCTTGGCACCAGCGATTCTTTCTTGTGACTCCATTTTTGCTTTCTCTAACTGAAGTCTTGCTGCATCTATAGCAGAGTCATCTGTCATTTTCTTAGCTTTTGCTTGAGCTTCCATTTGTTTAATTTGTAGCTCTTGTTGTTGCATTTGTATTAGTGGGTCTTGCTGTTGTTGCTGTTGTTCTTTCTGTTGAGCTTCAGTCATATTTTTCTGTAATAACTGCTCGCTTGCTTTAGCAACAAGTCTAGATAATTCAACTTCCACATCCTCTGGTAAAGCTTCTTCTGGTGGAGGTAGTGGAGCTCCAAGTTCTTCTTCAAGTTTCTGTCTATATGCAAACGCAATATGTTCTGCAATATGTGCTTCCATAGCAGAATAAATTTTTGTAGCGTTTGGACTCTGTCCTATCATTTCACCTACGATAGGGTCTTTTATAAATGACATATGAGTTTTAATATGAGCTTCTGAATCTTGGTAGATAAATGCTTTCACAGGTTTACTGTTCATAATATTCATGTTTTCAGTAACAGGATTCATAGGTTTCATATTATCTTTCTGTGGTATTAATTTATTTGCGTTCTTAACACCAAGTACATCCAACATCTGACGATTAAGCTCTATCATGTCGTAGATATCTGGGTTCTGTTGTGCTAACTGCATAACCGCTTGGTACTGAACTACTTTTTGTGACATAGTTGCAGCGTTAGGGTCACTGACAGGTATAACTTCTACCTTATCATAATCACTTTGCTTCGCCATTCTTGAGCCTGTCTCAGGCGTATATGCATAATCAGCAGGAGTAAAATCTTTAATAATACCCTTAATTAATCTTAACTCTTGTCGCATTGAATAATGAATACGAGCTTGAACTGCAGACATAACTTTTAGTGTTCTTTCTAAGATAGCAAGTGTTGTTCCTACAGGAGCATTAGCTGACATGTCAGAGACTTTTAAATCAGCCGCACTAGCAAATCTTCTACCCTCATCAATAATTTGATTCATTAGTTGATTAAGAACTTGACTTGGCTCTTTATAAGGGAGTGGTAATATATTATCTCTAATACTACCTGATGGTACATCTACATCTCTAAACTCAGCAGGGGATATTGGTGTTTCATCACCTTTGATACGTAAGCCTCTAGACTTAAACCCGCCTGGTAAATTAGATAATGTACCTGCATCTACAAGTTGTCTTAATATCATAGTACCTGACTTAGCAAACGCACCTATCAGATGTATTAAACCAAAGTGGTAGAAACCAAAACCAGGGACATAACCATAATGCACAAAGTGCTGACGTTTTTGTCTGGTCTTATCGTCTTGACTCCAGTTACGTCTAATAGATAAAACTGTATTTGTAGACTTTTCTATAGTTACTACATAAGGTAATGCTATACCTGTTTTCTCTCCATCTTGTTCATCTTCGTAACCTTCTAAATCAAGGTCAACATGCATCTCTAATATTTTCCAACGACTATCAGTTGTAGCACTAAAGCCCATCTTCTCAGCTATCTTTTTCTCAACGTCATCTAAGTCGTAAGTTGGTTCACCTAAGTCTACATCTTTATAGAATCCTGCTACTTGTAATTTACGTAACTCATTTTGTGTTTTACGCATTACATGAGTAACTCTTTCTGCACTTTCTAAATCAGATGCACCGTAAGGTACAACTATATCTTCTGCAGGAATATACATAGATACTTGACGTTCTAAGTTAGGGTCATAGTAAACTTTTTTAAACGCATTACCTGCAAGACCTAAACCCCATAACATTCTTTCGTGTTCGGGTCTATACTCAGTCATCTTCTCAGTCAACTGATAATTCATGTTCTCTTGTACACGAGCCGCTGCGTCTTTACACTCCTCAGTTTCTTTACCAATGATTTGTGTCTTTACTGGACCTGAAGCTGGGAATGTTTCTGTCATAGTTTCTGCTTGGAACTTGACAAGAGTTTCTGTTAGTAGTGGGTGATAGACATTACATGCTCCTTCCCACGGTTCACTTCTGTCTTCTAGTTTTAAACCTAAAAGGTCTAAGCCATCAACATAAGTATCTAACCAATCTTTTCTTGAGTTTACATCACCTGTGTAATCCTCTATTAAATCGTCTGCTAATTCCCCAAGTAAATCATCTTCCATTTCTTCCGCAAGGTTAAGATTAAATTCATCGTCTTCCATACGGTCGGGGTCAATATTAATTTCCATACCATCAACACTAATGTTGACTTCATCAGGGTCTACAATTTCAATTTCTAAATCAGGCTCGTTCTGAGCCAATTCTTCCATACTTTTAGGAGCTTCGTATAAACCCTTATCAACATCTGCCATAATTTTTTCCTATAGTATACAAATGATTACTAGCACTACTAATGCTACATTTATTATTAAATTGTATTTAGTGTGAATTTTTCTTAACCACTTAAGTTTCTCTCTTATAAATTGGTATAACATAATTATCTCCGTTGTTAAATAACATACAGACGTTTCTGATTGTACCTTCTTAAACTTCGAATGTCATCTTCTTCGTCACTAGGCAACCTAATAAATCCGCCCTGCCTAAATCTCATTAAGGCAAGCGTTGTCGCATCTACTAGGTCATCATTCGCACCTGATGGAAAGTCATTACATTCTTCAATCACTTCATGTGCCCATCTTCTGTCTGGTGCCCATACTATGCCTGAATTAAATAAATCAGATACAGCGTTCACTCTACTAATTTTATCCTGTCCTTTGCCTGGTGTAAACTCTCCTACAGGAATACCCATACGTCTAAACTCTTGGTAAAGTGCAGCTCCGTTTGATTTTTTCTCTACTACAAATGAGTCTGGTTCCCATGCTTTATACTCTTCAAGACATAACTCTTTGAGTTCTGGGAACTCTAGTCTTCTTTTAATTGCATCTAGTAAAATTATATTATAGTTGTTAGTTTCTTCATTCATAAAGACACCCCATGTGGTCAAGGCATTGTAGTCAGCACGGTTGTTGGCTTCTTGAGCAGCGTCAAGCGTCATAATAATAAATTCACAGCTGGGTGGGTTCTCTCCTTCCCACATATTCCACCATTCTCTCTTAATAAGTGCCCCTTCTTCTGATGTGGGGTTTTGTAAATACTGTGCGTTCCAATACCTTATGTCTAATGCCGCACGTCTAGACTGTAACTCTTTTAATGGCCAGAACTCAGGCCACAATGGTCTCTCCTCGCCGTCTTCTTCTAAGATAGCTGGAAACTCTACCACTTCCCAGTTGTCTACTTCATCATTCTTTATCATTTGATTAACAATCTGCCCTGTTAAGTCTAATTTAGACCAACGAGTCATCACCACAATGATAGCACCACCTGGCATTAAACGTTGTAGTGGTCCTGATTGGAACCATTCCCAAGCTGGTAGAAAAACATCGGGTTTTCCTAACTTAGCGTCTTGCTCCGAGTGAGGGTCGTCAATAATGAATAAGTCGGCACCACGACCAGCCAAGGCACCACCAACACCAATAGCAAAATACTCGCCATTAAAGTTTGTACCCCAACGGGACGCTGACTTAGAGTCTGCTTGGAGCGAGACATCTGGGAATATATCTTTGTACGAGTCCGAACCAACCAAATTTCTAACTCTACGACCAAAGTTAACCGCCAAATCTGCAGTGTGCGAAGCCATGATAACCTTTTTGGCTGGGTGTTTTCCCAAAAACCACGCAGGAGCGAGATAAGATATGAGCTCACTCTTCCCATGACGTGGGGCGATGTTAACAATGACCCGTTTACGCTTTCCTTCTGCAATTTCCTCAAATAATTTTGCCAATTTTGCATGATGTGCTCCTACTTTGTAGTCTGGATAGACGTGTTTAATAAATTCTAAGAAAGTTTTACCACCAGCTTGCTTAACAAGCTCTTTTTTGTAGTCTAATAGTAATTTTAAGTTGCGTTGTCTCTCTGTTTCGCTCATCTGAGGGAGTGCTTGTTCTAATAACTCTAAATCTTTAGGGCTAATCATCATCTACCTCAACGTCTTCTACTTCAACTACCTCTTTAGTGTGAATAACTTTGCCTTTTAGTTCATTAATGGTAGCTAATAGTTCTTTTTCTAGCTCATCACCTGACTTAGTTATATGAGTTACCTCAGTTTTTCTCTTGAATGCGTCAACTCCGTCTATTTCACCTACAGCTTTGAATGCTGCAATACGTTCTCGTGATGATTTTGCTAGAGTTGCTTCTTGGAGTAGACCATTTAGTACAGTAAGCTTTATATCCGCCAGGTCTTTAGCTACCATGTGGCTAGTTTGTGCCACCATACCAGCAAGATAGGCTATCGTTTCATTAGGGTAAGTACCAAAATCTGGTTTTAACTCAGGGTTTACCATCATTTGTTTAGCGACTTCTTCTGCTTCTTCCATATTATCTTGAGATGGTTCTATCGTTTCACCTGCTAAGTCTGATATAAGCTTTACAGTATTAGACCTCATACTAAGTTCTTCTTCGGGAGACATGTCGGGTAAGGCCTCACGGGCATTCTTAGGCAATTCAATATTGTCTTCAATATGAGGTATAATAACTGGATGTTCAGAATTATCTTGCATGTGTCGCTGTTTACACCTATGTACATTAATTGCAGCTTACTTTACTTAATCTGAGTATAATATATAATATAAGTGTTGACAACAAAATACTATGAGGATTTATTATGAGAATGGACATAAATAAAGAGGGCGTTCTACATTTAGACTTATTTGATATAGAGACCCAAGAAGACGAGCATAAGTTTATCTACTATTACTTAGGCTTATCTTATGATACTAAGAAAAAGTTTGAGAATGCATATTATAATTTATACATCAAAGGACTCTTAGCTGAACCAGAAGCACAAATTATTCACACTGACATAAACAACATAACTCACATTGAAGTACACCCTAAAGATATATTAAAAAATATAAGTATGATAAAACGTATATTAGCAGGAGATGTTGTAGACAATCCTGAGCCTGAGTCTAAGCCTCATCTGGTTGTCGTAGAAGATGAAAACGAATAAAAAACCAAACTATCCTTTATTTATCGTAGTCTGGAAAGACCACACAGGGAATGCTTCGTGGCAAAGTGTGGAAGAGATAACCAAAGAAAAACATATACTAGCCTACAGTATTGGCTACCTACTGCATCAAGATAAAGAGTGTGTGAAATTATGCAACACTTACACTTCTGATGGCGGTTGGGGTGGGCTGGACTTAATACTAAAGTCTTGTATAGTAGAGATGTACGAACTGGAGATTATAGAATAACCCCTATGTAATGACTCCTAATAAAACTCATCCTCGAGTTATCGTCATTACCTTTTCCCTAGCCTAGTGTTAGGGATTTTTTTGTCTATAGTTTATGTGGCATCACTCCACGATAGTATAACCTTCTATACTGTCCGTTAATCCTACGGTGTGGGTGGGCTGCCATTATCTTTGCAATCAAATACATGTTGCCTCCTGTGTTGATATCTAGGTAAGCTTTTTTCCCATGCTTTATGGCTTCAACCAGTATACCTTGGTTTTTGAAAATTTTGCAGAAAATTTTTTTGATTTGCCTTTTTAATTCATAAGGGGGCTACTTTACATATAACGAGGGTAGGTCTTTGGCTTTACATATTCTTCTGATTATTTGAGTAAATTACTATGTATACACATAGTGTATGCGTTATGTATTTAGTGGGACATGGGGGATAGGTGGGTATATTAGAATATGATTATATGCTTAAGTATTTCTGGATTGTTTCATGTGGAACATTTAAGAATTGTAGTGATTTCACTACAAAAACAACTCTAAGTTATTGATATCATTACTTTAAAAAAAAGTCATATATTACTTTACATATTTTGAAATTAGTATAATATGGTTATTAACTGTAGTAGAAATTTTACTACAGTAGGAATTGTAGTGATATGTACTACAATAATTTAAACTTAAAATGAGGTTATTAAAATGAAAGTAAATATAAAAAATGTTGTATCTAAATGGTTTGACTTGAACGAACAAAAGCATGATATACAAGCTGGACAAATAGCACAAGCTAAACAGCTTGATGACTTTGAGCCAAAATTGAAAAATTGCTCTACTTTTGGACAAGTTAAAACCGCATTTCCTAAGCTCCATAAGGAAATATATGAGGGTTTTATTGCAAAGTTTTTAACTAAAAATAAAATTAATCTTAAAGGAATAAAAATTGCGGATAAAACATACGATTTTAAAATTAATGATTGTATGAAAGACGCTCCAACCTTGAAAAAAGATTATAATGCAGAGGTATCCGCATATTTTAGAAGTAATAAAAAACCTTTAGGGTTTATGAGAAATCTTGATACTAACATCAAGGATAAATGGGGAGAATTGAGAGATGACTTGAAAGCTGTAAACCCTCAAGAGACTGAAAAAGTAGAGGTTGAGGTTGAAAAAGTTGTCCTTAAGGAATTTGAGCAAGTAGCTAAGGCATTAGCTCAACAACATAAAACCATAGGCAATAAAGGAAAATCTGCTAGTATAAAAGTAAGTCCACAAGAAAGTATATTGGCACAAGGCAAACTTAAAAAACTTGCAGAAGTATTTCTTGAAATGGATAACTCAAAATATACATTTGAGGATATCAAGAAAATGTTATAAAGTTTCATTAGCATAACAAGGAAGTTTATTTAATCCCTCAAGTAAAATTGAGGGATTTTTTTTTGGCTCAAATTTTCCGCTAGATTTTTATATGTAAACTTCAGTTTTCTTTATTATATGTAAACCCTAATTTTTTTTATTATAGTACCAGTTACATAGTAACCAGTTCTTAACATCACCAGTTCTCTGACTAAAGTTAAAGTTCACGATTTAGTTCTCTTCGGTTCAACTTTTGGTTCACACTTAAGTGTTTGATATTGTTATAAAGTTCACAAGTTCACACTTTTTTTTAATAGGGGATAGGTTTTGGTTTTCCTGTGGTCTTTCGTCTTGTTTTTGCGGTGTAATAGTTTGTAGCAGAAAGGTATTGTCCTATCAAAAAAGAGTGAACTTATGAACCGCTAAAAAAATAAGTAAAATAACATAATATATAATATAATATAACTATAGTAATACTAATAATTACAATCACTTAAGTTTACTTTACATAAGACTATAAGTCCAGTTCTGGTTCCATTAGTAAAGTTAACCCCTTTGTGAACCGTGAACTGTAGTAATATCACTACAAAAACAAGGAGTTATACACTTGAAAGAAAACGACCACTCACCCCACAAAGTACACTATCGCCCGTGGGGGCTTCTCACTATGTTTTTCTATAAGTAAAGTTTCTACCATAATATGTACAGTAAGTGGGCTGGGGCTGAGATGGGAAACCCCCTCTAAGTATTTAGATAGGGACACTAAAGCCCATCGCATCTCGGACTGGCTCTCACTATGTATTTATCGCTGTGCGTTATGGACTACCATGTAATAGCCAAGGCTCCTGCACGCACCATGGGACTAACTTTCATATGATAGTGATATTGAGATAGTGATATTGAGATAAAAAGTACGCCTACAAAGCGTTCACTTTTTCTAATAATAAAATTTATATAGTGAGAGAAATATACGACATACATGGTAAAACTAAATTGTGTATCACGAGTACATGTACTCACAGTATATATCTTTTTATCCTGCCATAAGGTACTTTTGTCGTACGACTTTTTTACATAAAGACCACATGTAACTTGACATATTATATGTATAGTAGTATAATAGTTATAGTGATAAAAACATACATAATTTATCACGCTAATACTAACTAATTGTAGTGAAATCACTACAGAAAACAGGAGTAAAAACTATGAGAGTAGCAAACAGAGACGCAAAACAATATGTTAACGAGCTGAAAGAATTTAAAGGCTCATTCAATAAATATGCAAAACATAACGCAAGTATCTTCGCAGAAAATGAGTCAGCTTTTGATTTATATAGTGAAGATTTATATGTCGTATACAGTTATGGCTATCACTTCCCTATGTACATCTACGATAGACAAGCTGGAATCTGGATAGGTAGTAAAGATAAACATTCAGTATCAACCACTAGACACCAATCACATTGTAGACCTAGTGATTTAGCTAGTATAGAGAACGGTGGTTGTTGGTTAGATACTGCTGATGAAATGAACGAGTATATAAGATGTGGGTCTATGATGAAGTACATGGAAATTAAAGCAAAACAAGAGGTTGCATTTCTAACTAACTAATTGTAGTGAAATCACTACAGAAAACAGGAGTAAAAACTATGAGTAAAACTATAAAACCAATCTGCTCTGACTGTGGTAGTCCATACAGTAAGAAAAGATTACAAGCTGGGTATGATGTCTGCATGGAGTGTGGCGAATATCAAGCTCTAAAAGTAAAGCATACGATTGTACCAATGCACAAATCAAATTATGTTGTGGTCAGCGACAAATCACTACTGAAAGGTATCAATAACAAAGGGGGGTTACACAGATGAAAGCTAAATACATACTAAAAGAAGTAATGAAATATCTACAAGATAATAAAGATAGCAAGGTATTAATAAAAGATAACAAGGATTTACTACAGTATATTCAAGTGCTTAAAAAACTACCAGACTTAAAAAGAAGATACACCGACAATAGAGATAAAGATAATCCATACATCTATAAACCTAAAGGAGAAGAATAATGAATGAATTTATATTGTATTTAAAGCTAACGATACTTGTACTCATACCATTGTTGGTTATGGTGTCTTGTGGAATAGGACTCTATGTAAGTAAAACAGGGGGGTTATAATGGGATATCGTAGTGAAGTTCTTATAGCTGTACAAATGGACGACCATGAAGATGAGGAAAGTATCAGAAATTGGCACTTGTTTATCGCTGAACTCAAAGCTGACCCTAAATGTGATAGTGCTATGAAAGACCTTACGAATGGTAAAAATGGTGAGGGGACAAACGCTGAAGAGGGCATTGATATGAAAAACTGCTCTTTATATGTGTTTTTTGAAGATGTCAAGTGGTATGACACAGATGAATGGGTACAGAGTTATAATCGTATCATTGGTAAAGCAAGTCATTACTGCGATGACGATAAGTTTGGAATGTCGGCTTGTTTTCTACGAGTAGGTGAAGAGACTACTGACATAGTAGAAGAGTACTATGGTGCGTATGGGTACGACTTGGCTTATATATCAAAACCTTATATTGAAACCACAGATGTTAAGTTTGACCCAGACAATAAACTCATACAGTAACTTGACATATTATATGTAAAGTAGTATAATATTTATTATGGTAAAAACATAAAAGAAAGACAAAAAGATTTATTAACTATTGTAGTAATATCACTACAAAAACAACAGGAGTAAAAACTATGGCTATACAATTAAGAGCAACGATTAAAGAGTGTGAAATTCTTATCCCTACGATAGGAGAAACTCTAACACCAATCATACAGAGTGAGGCAGGGTGTGGTAAGACTAGCCTACTCAAAGGCATTGAGAAAAAATATGGCGACAAGTACGATTACATCTATGTAGATTGTCCTGTAAAAGATATGTCTGACATATGTATGACTATTCCTAACCATGATACCAAAACATTAGAGAGTTATGTTGGCTCATTGTTTAAACTTGATAGTGATAAACCTAAGTTCATACTATTAGATGAGTTTATGAAATCACCCAAGCTACTACAAGTTATCTTTACTAGAATGATGTTGGAAAGATATGTAGGTGATACACCTCTACCAAAGGGGAGTATTGTATTTGGTACATCTAACAATCAAGCTGACGGTTTGGGCGACACTATGTTGGCACATGCTGGTAACAGAGTTTGTCTGGTAGAAATGGAGAAACCACAAGTGGAAGATTGGCTAGTATGGGCGACTGAGAATGAAGTCAACCCATTGATACGAGCCTTTGTACACACATTCCCTAGAGTCCTTGCAAGTTACAGGGATAGTGGACAGGAAGATAATCCATACATCTTCAATCCTAAGAAACCTGTATTGTCCTTTGTCAGTCCTCGTTCACTAGAAAAAGCTAGTGTGATTGTGGATAATAGAGATAAGCTAGGCGACAATCTAACTATGTGTGCATTGAGTGGTACGATTGGTGCGAGTGCAAGTGCTGATATGTCGGCGTTCTTGCGACTTGAGAAAGAGCTACCAACCTTTACTGAGATACTTGAGAAACCAGAAACAACCAACATGCCAGATAGTATTTCTGCTCAACTGATGTTGATGTTCCAAGCTGTTGACAAAATCAAACAGCAAAGCGACTTGACAGCATTTATGAAGTACATCAATAGAATTAAGAGTAGCGAGATACAAGCTATCTTCTTTACTATGATGATGAGAAATACTAAGTCAGTCAAGATTGCTAGAGGTAACAAAGAGATAGCAGACTGGGCGGTGGATAACTTTAACATTATGTAATTATGACAGGAGAAATACTATGACGACACACAGACTATCCCCAGAGGATAGAATTAAGAAAGCTCATATCGCTTTGATGAAACACCCAGAAACTGCTCTGTATAGTGGAGTGATGATGTTGGGTGAGTCAGAGGTGGTTGACGATTGTCCAACTGCTAAGACTGATGGCTTTAATAAATACTATGGTAGAAAGTTTATTGAGGGACTATCAGACTTGAACTTACGAGCATTGATACTACATGAGAACTTGCATGTCGCACTTAATCATGTTGGTAGGTTTAAGAAAGAGTACCACAAAAATCCACACAATATGAATGTATGTGCTGATTATGTGGTTAATGATGTTATCAATCACTTGGAAGATAAGTCTTTATGTGAACTGCCAGAGGGTTGTTTGTATGAAGAGAAGTATCACAATTGGTCAGTCAACGAGATACTTAAAGATATGGAAAAGCAAGATAACTCAGACGAAAATTGTAGTGAACTCACTACAAATCTTGATACTCTTGATGAGCATGACTTTGAGGGTAGTGGTCAAGAGATGACACCTCAAGAGCAGAAAGAGATGACTCAGAAGATTGAGAACGCACTCAAAGAGGGTAGCATACTTGCGGGAAAAGTTGGTGGCAAGATACCTAGAGCCATTGACGAACTCTTTGTGCCGAAGATTGATTGGCGAGAGATGACGAGAGAGTTTGTATCATCAACCTGTAAGGGTAATGACGAGTTTACTTGGCGAAAGTTTAACAAGCGAATGTTACCTAATGACTTGTATCTACCCTCTATGGAAAACGAAAGTGTGGGCGAGTTAATTCTTGCAAATGACACTTCGGGAAGTATTGGTCAAGAGGAACTGACAGCTTATGCCACCGAAATGCAGAGTATCGTAGACACAGTTACACCAGACTTAATACGAGTATTGTGGTGGGATTATGAGGTATGTAGTGAGCAAGTATTCAGACCAGACCAATACCAAGACTTACATAAGTTACTTAAGGTTGAGGGTGGTGGTGGTACTAGACTATCTTGTGTTAGTGAATACATTACTAAGGAACAGATAAAAGCTGAGGCAATCATTGTGTTTACTGACGGTTGGGTGGAACACGATATTCAATGGAATATGTCTACACCTACACTATATATTGTAACAGACAAGAAAGACTTTAAGGGAACTACTGGAAGTAGAGTAGTTCAGTATGATTAATTAATTTAAACTATGGGAGTAAAACTATGACAGAAGAAAGTGTAGGTGCAGTTTGCACTATTAAATGGAGAGATACTCAAGAAGTACGAGAGGGGTATTACATTAAGTTTGGTAAGGATAAATATTGTAGAGAGAATGATTTATACCACGACCCAATCAATGATGATGATGTGTTTTTCTATGTAAAAGATGAAGAGGAACTCAAGGCATTAAACGAAGAATTTGAAGTAATTGATTATAAACTACAACAGGAGTAAAAACTATGCGACTAAAAGAGAGTAATGTAACGACTGAAAGTTACGAACTACAGCAACCAGAACACATTGTGTCATTGGCTACATCAAGTATGTTGGTGTCAGTTGATGTGAATGTATGGACTGCGACTAAGCAAGACAGGGGTATCTCTGATGAAGTAACCACTATGAAAAAAGCAGAGTTAGGTACAGGTAAGTTTACCAAGTATCTCTTTGCTAAGAATCCTAAGCACCATAGGATTGTTAAGTTACGACAATTAATACATAAATGGGCGAAAGAATCTACTTACAGTTGGAATAAAACACAAAACTTATTACCAACAGTTGACCTTGAAAAGTTCAAAGCAGAGTACGAGAAGTATGAGAGTGAGTTTACTACAGCAGTAGAGGACTTTCTTGAGAACTATCAAACTCTTGTAAGTGATGAGGCTTTCAAACAAGGTGATATGTTTGATAAGAATGACTATCCAAGTGTTGAAGAACTACGACATAAGTTCAATATACAGTTGTATGTGGCAGAAGTACCAAGCCATGATTTCAGATGTCAAGTGTCGCAAGATACAGCAGATGACTTGAGAGTAGAGTATCAGCAACAAGCGAATGATATTGTGGGTAAGGTACTTGCAAAACAAAAAGTAAGAATAGTAGATTTTCTAAGTAGGTTATCTTCTAACATTGATGAAGATAAAAAAGTAGATAAGAATGGTAATACTATTTATAAGAAAAAACCTATTAAAGAAAAGCTAGTCAATGAGATTAGAGATTGGGTAAGGACTACCAAAGACTTTAATCCCTCTAACGATATTAACTTATCTAATGTTGCTAATGATATAGAAGAAGTAATGAGTGGAGTATCTACTGACTTACTAAGAGATAGTGATAGCACTAGGGCAGAAGTTAAGCAAGGTATTGATGACATACTATCTAAGTTCAGTTAAGTATTGTAGTGAAATCACTACATTTTTGGGGGTACTATGATAAGCGAAAGTTTTTTTAAGTGCCTTAAATCGCAAACTACGAGGTAAAAATTATGAGTGAAGAGAAGAAAAAGTACGAAGTATACATTTCACAACACTATAAGCCTATTTCTGTAATGGCTAATAGTAATGAAGAGGCAGAGGATTTAGTGCAGAATCATTACACTTGGGGTGAGCCTAGTGATGTTGAAATTATGGCAGTTGGTATTTACGAAAGTAAACCAACAAAAACTAATCTTAAAAACAAACAGTGGGGTAAATAATAATGAATAGATACATAGACGACAATATGCACACAGCAGAGCTGGAACAAAGTCTGAATGAGAGTAAAGTTTTTCCTATGGTAAAAGACTTATGTTACAAGTATGACTTGCGTGTAAGTCAAAGACTTATGATAAACAAATATAGATATGATTTTAATTGGCACAGAGGGTTTGTTGGAATCTACGACAATGTTGGGTTGAAGAACTATGACAAACTTAATGATGTTAACTTTAATCCTAAACTAGACGAAGACTTTAAGAAATTTGAAAATGGTCAGAGTGAGTTAAACTATCAATATGAAGAGGGATTTGTATTAGACTATCAAGGCATACCTCAAGCTTTTGTGTATGTTGACCACCAAAATAACTTTTGTTTTCAAGCTAACTATCATATCAAAGATAGAGGTAAAGATACTTGGGATAGATATACCATTAGTTCAAACAAAGTATCGCAAGTCTTAAAAACATTGAGACGAAAGAAATGGAAACCGCTAAGTAGCAGAGATACCTACCTAGCTATGAAACTTGACACTCAAGATATGTTAAAGGATTTTAGAGTTGAGGGTGTATCTTTATCTAAAGCTATATCAAATCATCAATCGGCTATAAGTGATTTAACTTATGATAACAAAGACAAGTTGAGTGAAATATTAAATAGTTTGTATGGTAGTAAAAATTCTATATCCCATGCTACTAATGAACATTATACACAGAAGTTTAAAGAAACTGAAAAATTTAGTGATAGAGTTCATTCTATGTATAAGGAAGTCAAAGCAGAACTTGATAATAAGTTTACTGCGATTGGTATAACTCATAGTGGTGGTTGGATAGTTGGTGAGGCTTATGAACATCAAGGCGATTATAAAATACCTAATGGTGAAGATATACTTTATGCAGAGAATAATAGTTGTAGAGATTTTAGACAGTATGATAAGGAATTTGGTCAGCTAATAATACACAAGACACAAAGGGTGCGTGATTTGGAACAGCTAGATTTCTTTGATAGTTTAAAACCTACACTCACAATGCTCAAAGTTCATTTACAAGATTGGGAAAACAAAGAAGATAGGAACGAA